TTGATACCCGCTTCGTTCATCAGGTTCATGTCTCGGTCGTCATGGAATGGTGCCCAGATCATGAAGTTATTTCCCGCATCTCCGAAGCTACGCTTTGAGCGATCTAGGAACTTTGCGATGTTGGATCGGCTATTCTCGAAGTCGAAGTACAGAACTTTCGATCTCTCGTTTAAGTCGAACGGGCCGAAGCGATACTGACCAGAGCTTGCTGCATAAAGAAGGTTTCGTACGAACATAGACTTCCCGTGACCAGAATAACCAAACACCTGTATGATCGTCCCTGTCGTTGGGGCAATCGGATCAATAAAGAAACGCATGTTGTCCACATACGTCTGCAATTCAGCTAGACTATCCGTAGTGATTGGCTTGAAGGATCGAGGTGCCTCCACTGTCTGCGGTTGCTGTACGATATTGCCCTTGCGTACCTCGTTCTCCTCGGCTCGCTCGCACATCTGGCGAACCTTGCTGTCCTCTATTGCGTTCTGAAAAAATGCATCCATAAAGCGGTACGCACCATCGACAAGCTCTTCGCCGCGATCACCCTGACCCGCAAGTGACGAGATGTATTTATACAGACGATCATCACGACCGTTGCCGCCACCATCAGGAAGTTTACCCACTCGCGCTACAAGTTCTTCAGTGCGCTGCCATATAGGCTTATCTACTTGCACGTCATCAAGGGACATTCCCTCGAAACGAAACGAGTTAAAGTCTACCACATTTGTTTGGGTACTGCTTACCCCACTTAGATCATGTAGACGTGGCGCGTAAACAGGAATATCCTCAAAGTAATGACCGTATGCAATTCTCCATTGGTAATTTTTACTAGGCGGGGCAAGTACATACCCCTTCGAACCACGTAGATCGAGGCCATCAACACGAGGCCAGTCCCTACCATTACCATCCGATCCGACACGGTTCTTTATCCAACCCGATCCCTTGGGAAACTGGAAGTAGAAGTGCCAACCCTTCTTAGTGCGCACAGATATAGGAGTGGATGTAAGGCCGAGCTTCTTTGCCTCATCGACAGCATTCTCGTTGTCGCAATCAACGACGACAAGTCCTGTCATTTCGCCAGTAAGTAATGCAATGTTGGCATTAGGCCAACGCTCGAACCAATCGTACACCTCTTCTTCAGTTGGCATTACTTTATCGTCAATGTAATGCCCCCACTTGATCAGTGGTTTCTTGGTGTCAGGGCTGATCGGTATAACCGCCCACCCGCGATCCAGATACTCTAGTGCCGCATTCAGTATTTCCATACGTTGCCTCCGTGAAATATTGATCGAGGTCTAGCGCAGGCCAAACCTCTTTGATTTTTGACAGGTAAGTGGAGGAAACAAAGTCTCTGCGTACCCAACCATATGGCGTGGTTCTACAGATACCTAGCGACTTAGCTACAGCGGGTGCTCCACCTAAGTCGTCGATTAGTCTTTGAATATCAAAGTGCATTTTTTTCGTTTTCCTCTTGCAATGTGACTGGATGTAACATATACACTACTTTAACACAACCTCTGATCTGTACTTACAGCATCAAATTTCAAGGACAAACATCATGGACGAGATCATTTTTGGTGACACCCCCATACAGTTAGCGCCAGCCCACCCTAAGCAGGATAGACTAAAGGAACATGCTGCTCAGTATGTCGAAGCCCTTGCAAAGATTGAACATCTGAAGGCTACGACAGACTACCTTAAAGAAATCTTACTGAGTGATCTACCCGAAGAGGCAGGAGAATATCCTATCGAAATGGACGACGGACGCACACTCATGATTAAGATACCCGAAAAGTGGTCATGGGATAAGAAGTTGTTAAAAGAGACATACGAAGTTGCGGGTCTGCCCGAGTGTGTCAATCAAAGTTTTCTCGTTGATCGGAAGAAGTACGAAGCCGCTCCCGACAACGTGAAGGAAGTGCTGCGTAAAGCACTAACCATCGAATGCGGCTCACCCACAATCAAGGTTCAGACATGAAAATCACACCGCTAAAGACCAATGACGCAACCGTCGCGGAAGCGTCTAAGACTTTGGTGTATGGGCCGCACGGATCGGGTAAGACTACCCAGTGCGCGAACTACGCCAAACGATACGGCAAGGGGTTGATACTGTCAGGAGAGAGTGGACTATCCTCGATCTCTGACATGGCTATCGACTACCTACCCTTCTCGACGTTTGATCGAGAGCCAAAAGACGGACAGTATTCGTTCAAGCAACTGATGCAGTACATCAACTCAGACGACTTTCGTAGCGAAGAGTACAAGTGGATTGCAATCGACAGTGCAACCGAGCTTTCGCAGAAGTGCTTTGCTGACGTTGAAGCTGAGACAGCAGGATCGCAAAACAACTTTGAGAAGTGGGGCGTGTACGAACGCAAGATCACTTTTGCTTTGAAGTGGGTGCGCGATCTACCAATGCACGTCCTTATTACTGCGCTTGCCAACGAAGAGAACGACGATAATGGCGTCACTAATTACTGGCCCATGATGGTTCAGAAGAAGGTGCAGCGGTTGATCCCTGCCCTCTACGACAACGTGTTCCCTCTTGTACGCAAGACATCGGAGCAAGGCGGTAAGGTTTCTGTACGCAGATACTTAATCACCGACAACGTAAATGGGTGGCACGGCAAGGTGCGTGACCCGCATCGTCGCTTAAAGCCTTTCGAGGAAGTTGATGACGTAACTGAATTACTAAGCCGCATCTACATGACAGATGCAGAATACAAAAACTACAACGGAGTAGAGAGCAATGAGTGAATTTCTCGGACTAGAGGGAATGGACTTGTCTGACGTTCAGGTCAAGACAACACAAATTTTGGGCGTAGGTCGTCATGTTGTTAAGATTACAGACGCAGCAGTCGAGAAAGATGATAGCCGCAATACAGCGCGTTTGGTTCTTTCGTACGAAAACACAGACGGTTCTATCCGCCAGTGGATTTACGTGTACCACGGTGGCTCACCAAAGGCGACTGAGGTTGGCAAGAAGCAACTGAAAGAGTTGCTGTTGACCTTGGGGCACGACGGTAAAGAGGCACCAAATCCAGGTTACTTCAAGGGCAAGACTGTTGGTATTAACGTCAAGAACGAGGAGTACAACGGCAAGACGCAAGCGAAAGTGTCGTACCACTTTACTCCAAAGGAAGCGGCACCCGCAGCGGGTAAGCCAATGGATGACGAGATACCGTTCTGATGCGCAAAGAAAAAAAAGAGTATATATATTACTCCGTGAAAGACTTGAGCGACTTCCTTGACAAGAAAAAGAAAGAACTTGGTCACTGGTACGAACCCACAATGGACGACTATCGAATGCTGTCGGAGAAGAGAGCGAAGAGGGATAGAGAAAAGGCCATGAAAGGGCAAACGCACCATTAAGGGGAAAGTAAATGCGTAAAGAAACACCAGTACAGGTAATCATTGACGCCGTGAACTCGCTCGGACTTCAGAAGAAGAACGGCGAGTGGCATGTCAGCTTTGACCTCGACCCTACGAAAGTTGTCGTGGGGCCGAACAATCATAACGCTGTAAAGGTTCTTGCCGATCAACTGCAAGCACTATCAGCAGAAGTAGACATGGCAGCGCAGCAGGAAATTGGCAACGTCATAACGGCGCTTATCGAGAAAAAGTAAATGCATCCAGTACACCCACTTGCCCAGAAGGTCGTTGACGCCATTGACGATGGGTACAGAAACGAAGATCGGGGCGAAGCTCGCTGCTACATAGGGGCTTCGATGGCAGGGACAGACTGTATTGCGCAGATGGCACTGTCCCTACGTGGCTTTCCCGACGTAGACCCAGATGCGGGACTAAAGCGCATCTTTCGTGCGGGGCACCGCATTGAAGATTGGGTTGTCTGGGACTTGAAGAACAGAGCCGATCTTCGGGTGTACGAAAAGGATGATATGACTGGTCGTCAACACAGACGAGAGTGGCTGAATGGTCATGTGGTTTGTAACTCAGATGGACTTGTTGATTTCGAAGATGGTTCGGGTCAAGCGATCCTTGAGATCAAATCCATGAACGACGCTAACTTTAAGAAGTTTCAGACGACTGGTGTAAAGGCATCGCATCGGAAGTATTATCGGCAGATGTGCATGATGATGGCGATGTTTCGGATCGAGCGCTGCTTGTTCATTTCGTACAATAAAAATAACTCTCAATATCACGCCGAGATCGTCCCGTTCGATCAGGAAGAATGGGACACAATGTACGTTAAGATACAGGCCGCACTTGATGGGCAGGCAGAGCGCGTCGCAACGGCACCCGAAGATTGGAGATGCAAGTCGTGCTTCAAGAGGGAAAGTTGTTGGAATGCTCCCGACGTTAGCCCTGCCTGCCGCTTTTGCAAACATAGTTTCGCCAACAAGAATGGTGGATGGACATGCAACTTAACAGGACGAGAAGTCCTCGAAGCCTGTGATAAGTATGAGATGTTCAGACCAACACAGAAAGCATAACTCAATGGACACACTCAGAGAACTTAGTGATGCTCGACAGGGTATCATACGAAAAGAGGCTGAGATCGAAAGTATCTACGAACGCCTTGAGGGTTTAGATCACACCAATATCGACGATATTCACAGAGCTAAGACAAAGCTGCGCCACGAGAAAGAGCGGCTAGTTGACCTGAAGTGTAAGGCTACCGAGTTAGAGATTGACCTTATGCGGATGGGATACCTGAAGAATGTCTAAGCCCAGAGACTTACCGCTTGAAGAAGCGAAGCGGCTAATTAACGCCGACAGGAACCAAGAGTATGGTGAACCGTACGATAACTTCAGCGATATAGCCTCGATGATCAACGTGATCTTGCGCTCAATTCTCAAAGAGGGAGAGCGTGTACGCGTAGAGCATGTCGCTATGATCATGATTATCGTGAAGTTATCGCGTATGACGACATCTCCACGAAAGATGGATAGCTGGGTAGACATTGCAGGCTACGTCGGAACTGGGTGGGAAGCTATCTCGATGGATGAAAGAGAGGGCTAGTAGCCCCCTCCAAATCCGCCTCCGTATCCAGAAGATTTACTGCCGCCTGCCCCGCGTACACCCGCGACTGTATCGACAATCCCTTCTTTAGCCCAAGATACTCCGCCGAGAACTGGTACGCGACCCGCGATTTCACGAACCGCTGCGCGACGTATGCCATTAGCTTCGTCATCATCCCACCAAGAACGCGCACCCTGCATGACTGTTTGAGCGTCATTGAATAGACCGACAGTTGGGCCACCAATCGTTTCGAGAGTACGTTGCGCACCGTACGCACCGTTATCTGTTTGTGATGCGATGTCGTACATCAACTCACCAACTAGACCTAGACCACCTAGCGCAACCATACCATCGAAGTACCAACCCATAAGGATGTCCAAGTCCTCGTTCTCAGCGAACGCTTCAGTCCATGCTTCGGATAGTTTACGCTCACGTAATGCAAACTCACGATTGTCCTCGCCACCACGGCCTTGGACAATATCTTTCGCGCCTACGGCTATGCCGCCCATTGCGGGGCCAGCCACAAGTAACGCAGCCAGTGGGCCAAGACGATTATCGCTCTGACCGATAAACGCTTTGGCAAAGTTAGCTCCACGTTCTGCAACCGTATCCCCACGGAACGCTTCACCCGCAACTGTGTTTACCAGTCTAGTCATCATGAGTGGGTATGACTTCAACTGGAATGCAATCGCGCCAAGAGGCGTTTGCGCCCACAGAGGAATGTCATTCGGGTTTGGCGTGAAGATCATTTGGTTTGTTAGCTTGATCGTAGATGACGCCAACTTGTTCGCAAGTGGGTGTTCTGAACCACTGAAGCGGCTCTCCATGATCAAGTCCATATCTAGTGACTGATCGTTTACGAACTCTGCAAGACCCTCTTCGCGCAAGATACGGCGAGCAATCCGACCAGCGCGAGTATTCGGGCGGTTCTTCAGGATTTTGTGCTGCGCCTTCAGGTGTTCGTACGAAACTGCACCCGCCACATCACGCATCATATCTGTCCAGGGTGTAAGCAATGTAGCGTTAAAGAACCCTGTCATGAACTGCGTACTATCGACACCATGCGCAACTGTAAGGCGCTGGTGTACTGCATTTTCTGTTGCGGCACCGATGTTGCGGATCATGTCGCGATACTCTGGATCACTCGCAAACTTATAAAGTGACTTAGTGTACGCTCCAATATCCCCAGAACGGATCAATGGAAGGATCAAATCACCCAATGATGTAAGCGTTGTAAAGCCTAGAAGCGTCACTGCGTTTACGCCACGTAACCACTTTGACGCATTCTTGAGAGAGTACGTACCGTGTACCCCGTCGATAGGACGGCGCATCGCAGCATTCATGAAGCCTTGTGCGTGCTTCAGGTTGTCGTTGGATGTTAGCTTTGTCAGACCTTGCGTATCGGCTAGAGCATTTGCGATAGCCTTTGCTCTCTTACGGAAGTTCTCACGAAGCATGTTTGCATCAGGATTTTGCGAAAGCTGATCGCCAAGCAAGTCCATAATGTTTGCCTCGATCTCTGCCGCAGTAGAGCCACGCTGTGCCATCTCGATCAGTTCGTCAGCTTTTATCTCTGCACCATCTTTATTTTTGATTGGCGCGTAGAAGTAATTGTTGTCGAACTTCATCTCTTTGACGCCGTGGTCTGACCCACCTGAACGGACATAATTCGCACTGATGATCTTATTGGTAGACAACAGCTTTCCAATAACCTGACGTGGGTTCATAGGCTGAGATACAATCGCCATGTAGTCATGATACCCATGTGCGCCGACGCCGAACTCTTGAGAAATGTCGATACGATGTTCGACGTTATCACTGTACTTGGTCATTGCCACGAGGATGTCGTTCTCCATGAACACGGCAAGACTGTCGGGTGTATCAAAGTCTGTGAACTCTGGGTACTCATCAAGTCTTATGATGCGGTTGTAATCCAAGTGATCTGATTGATCCCCTGCCTTGTCAGACATGCGCTTGAAGTTCTGCGCTGGATTTGACAGCACCCCATCTTCATCAATGATGCGTTGCATCACACGACGTGCAGCCTTTTCTGCTTTCTCTGCGTTACCACGACCGTTGCGTTCAGCCATAAAGTAGCGGCTTAGTCTGCGTACGAACTCTTCTGGATCAGCTTCGATCAAGTCTTTTCGCCAGATTTGAGGTACGTAGTTCTTCTTAATCTCTCCGACAATAGCACCAGCAGCACGCATACGGCCTACTGCTTCGTCTAAGTACCCGCGTGCATGATCATATACAGCACGCTCCTCTAGTGTCAGCGATGGTACTTTGTCTGCGTTACGCAAGGCGCTCATCACACGAAGATGACTTGCAGGCTGTGTCAATCGACGCTTTGGATTGATACCCAAAGCGCCCATCGCGCTTTCCGCCATCATCTGTGGGCCAGTGCGCCAGTAGTTGATTAGTTTATTATTGCTGTCAGGTAGCTGTTTTAGCAACTTTGTTAGCGGGATGACGAATTTACCCATGCGTGCGTTCGTACGCTCAAAGTGCCCGCCGCTGCCGTCTTTAGGCTCGAAAAAGTTAGCCATAGCCTTCAAGCCAGAGCGATCCATAATTTTGGCATTTGTCTTGAAAGGCCAGAAAATACTAGACTTGCGTATCTCGGCTGCTGCGTCAGACGGCATACCACGACCGCGTGCAACTGAGATCATAGCTTCCAGCGTACGCGCTGGGACGCCCGCTTCTTCTAGCTCTGTTGCTGCTTGACTGAAGATACGAACAGGATCACCACCAGATGAAGCCGCCTGCATGATGCGACCATTTACTGAGTGTACGCGTGACGCCTCACCTAGCACTGGTCTTGCATCCTCGAACACATCGCTACGAATACCGCGAACATTGCGTGAAGATAGCATCAACTTTTCGTCGCCGAGTTCGATGCTTGTAAAGCCAGCGTCGCCCATCGCCTTCTTGAACTTGCGTACGCCACCTAGCTTGGACACAAGTTCCCTTGCCATATCTTCTGGCAGCATCATTCCACGCATTGCCGAGATTTCTTCTGCAACGCGATTACGTCCTTCAGATTTTAGGTGACTTACGAGAGCCTTAACGATTGGGTTTCGAACTGACATATTACCGCTGAACACGGCAGGCTGCATATCTCTGATGAACACAGGGTCTGTGTCAGCGCTTACGTTTACACCCATGCCTGTTAGCTCTTCGGTGAGAACATCGTCTAACGTGTATAGCTTGTCGATATACTCGTTTGAAGAATTAGGGTCGATACGTGCAGCGTTCACTTTAGCGCGTGCCATTTCCAGCGCGTCCACTAAATCCTCTACGTTCTCTCGCATCTCAGGAGACGCCGACCCAATAATGTCATCACGACGGTTCTGGATCGTATTCATGGGCAAGCGAGTGACGTAAGTACCGCGCCCAAATATGCCATCTTTCTGACCGTTTGTGAAATGCGGAACCATGTTGTCGTTGGTGAAGTCACGAACTGCCTCATAACCCGCCATTGTATAGTCGAGCATGATTTCGTTGGCGTGATCAATCGCGTACTCAGCAGGAACAGTGTCGCCGTAACGAGCACGAGGGCTGCCCTTTCTAGTACCAGAAGTTCCAATCATGTCACCGTAGGCAGTGATAGCTGAGAAGCGTTCGCGTGCCGCTGTACTGGTTATAACGCCGTTAAGGACGTATCCAGCCGCTTCGAGTATCTCATTGTCCAACTCCTCGATGAAGTCATCGAACAAATCCATGTCCTCTGCATCCATGATATTCTGGATTGCTTTAACTTGAGGGCTACCCATTTCTAGGTCAGCGACTTCAGCAAGAACATCGCTGAATAGCTTTTCTGGCGGGATGCCAAGAACTGCGCTCGCTTTGGACATGACGTTGCGGGTGGCGTGAGAAACAGCATGACTTGCGTACAAGCCTTCACCTACGAAAGCGATTGCCTGCGAAATGTCGTCGCCGCGTACTAAGTTCGTACCAACTGTACGTACGGCTTTTCTGTACGCGCCGTACGAAGATGCATCCACAGACTGCGGTAGGCTTTCTGATCCCAAGCGTGCAAGGCGTGCAGTGATTGTACGCGACACAAGCTCGATACGGTTATCACGGTGTGTGATGCCGCGAAGGTACTCACGCATTTTGACTGTCGCGTTCTGAGGAATACCGTTTTCGAATGCTGTACCCGCGTCTTGAGCCTGCTCAATGACGATTGCTTTTTCGACAGCGTTCGCCTCTTTGCTTCCGCGTTTAGCAACGCGGCTTTGGTGGCGTGATCTGATAAGGTGCTTAATGATATTGGTCGCCTGCTCTGGCGTTGCACCCAAGCCTTTTATCGTCTCTTTGTCAGCAGAGAAGGATAAGCCAAGTACAAGCTCTGGCTTCTGCGCCTCTACTGCTTTGCCCTTATTGCCTCCGCCTTTGACTTTTTCCTTAGACTGCCAAGTGTTAAAGATCGCCTGCTCTTCTTCAGTCAGCGTAATATCTTTAACTTCTGTTTGGACAAGGTGATAAACACGTCTTGCTAGTTTGGCACCAAACTGAGTGGGCTTGCCATCTGTGTCGATCTGACGACGGTATTCAGCAAGTGCCTCCATTAGAGAGTATTTATTAGGATCGCCGCCTTTTGTGCCCTTCACGACCTGACCCTTGAACTCAGCCTTGTTAGACTTTGCCTGACTGCTCATGATCTGTTGAAGAGACTTCTTGAAGTTCCGACGCTGCACGTTAGTGGCTCGCTTAACCTCTTTGAACTTAGCGATCTTCTCCATCTTTTCGGGAGTAAGTCCGTTGATCTCACGACGAGAAAGAATTTCGTCTGAAATCTTGTACTCAGGGATATCTCCACCCTCTACGCTCATAAAGACTTCGTTGATCTCTTCCAGCTTGCCACGAGAATATTTCCCTAGTCCACCATTCCAAAGTGCGATCATGTCTTTCGCCATGTCGGAGCGGTAGGCTGACCCACCTACAACCATGTCATCGCCAACTTCACTTACGGTGAAATCAGTAGATGCTGTAAGCTCGTTGATTTGCTTTGCAAACGCACGCATACGGGTGTGGCCTTTGATTGCTTGGAACGCACCTGTATAGTTTTCGATAAGTGCACGATCTGTAGCAGTAGCACGACCCTCACGAGACGCTGCAATCGCACGTTCGCGCTTGGTCATTGCGATACCACTGAATGCGGCTGATAGTTGACGTGAAGCCAAGCCCAGCTTCTCTACGTCGTGCATGTCAGGGTAGCCCTGCATTGCCTCTTCAAATGCATGTATCGCTGTGTTGATCTGGTCGTAACGAATACGCAGAGAAGCCCCAAGTTTTGTCTCTGGTGACTTGGGGTTTACAAAGCGTACGCGGCGAGCTTCATCTTTGTCTGCAATCATTCTTTCAAAGATTGGCTCTAGCTCTGGGTCTACAATGTGACGGTTTGTGATGTGCCTCCAAAGTTTCTGAATAATCTTTGTTGCTTTCTCAAACATGCTCATAGGCGCAATCGGAGCTTCGTACTTCTTGTGTGCCCACAGTGCAAACTGGTTAGCAAACAACTCCCCTGGGTTTTGCTGTGCGTTTGACATGCCAGCGTAGTTCTGACCGTCTTTTACCATCGGAGAGTACGCGTCTAGCAGTGTACCGTCTACGCGATCAGATACAAAGCCTCCGTCGAACTTACCGTTCTGATCGTAGTATTTACTTACTGACTGCCAGAACTCTAGCTTTAGCTCAGGCGTCAACAAGTTCATGTACGCCCAGTGACCAAGCTCGTGCATGATGGTAAAGGATGCAGATACACCCGTCTTTTCGCCACGATGGTCTAGTGTTTTCCCATTCAAGAATATGTTGTTGAAGTCTGGGCCAACGCGACCTGTAGCAGCATCTGGGCCTAACTTACTGAACTCTTGCATTCTAAGAGGACGGCTTGCGAATAGACCTTGTACGTCATCAGGCAATAGCTCAGAAAGATTGTAGTCCTCTAGCGGCTTAATTGCAGGGGCAGATGTCTGCGGAGCAATCGCTCGGAACATACGCTCGATGTGTGCGAATGTAGATGGGTTCATCTTGTTCGTCACTTTGCGTAGTTGCTTTACAGACTTGTCAATGTCCTGACCAGGCATACGCAATCCCAGTGGAGCTTCTTTACCAAGTACGTGCAAGTAAGCAGTGATCGCATCAAGTCGGCGGTTGAACGGTATCTCCTGCTGTGTCCCTGGTATGTCCATACGGAACGAAGCATTTTCCAAGTCCTTCAGCACATCTGAAAGTTCAGCAATGGTGATGCGACCCTCTGCCAAGAACTCATCAACTGTGCTCTCCATGATCATCTGGGAGTTCACCATACGTGCGCCAATAAATAGACGCTGTGCAATGGATTTACCCTCTGGTGTGGAGGCTAGGCTTTTGATGTCCACTTCAACATCGAATGCTTCTTCGTACTCCATAGGAGCTTTAGGAAGATTGTCAGCAGATTTCTTCGGTGCAGGCTGCGCACCGATGTCATTGCTGCTGTCTAGCGGCTCGAACACAGACTTGATGATGTCGCGGTCTGTGGCTGCGCTTGGTCGCTTGCCTTCAATCTCTCTTGGTATGTAGCCAATATTGAAGTTCTTAATGTCGCCCTTACCCAACATCTCCTTTAGCCCTGCGCCACGAGCTTCTTGAGCTTTGCCTAGTACGCGAGGCTTTTGCTCAAGCGTCTTAGGTAATAGGACAAGAATTTTGTCGTCACGTACACTTGGTACATCAGGTAGGTCTTGAGCTTCAGTTACGTCGTTGCCCTGACCATCAACAACCTTTTTGGTAGATGGGCCATCAACAGTAACCCCACCTTTGCGGGCTTTCGCTTTTAGGATTTCTGTCTCTTCTTGGAACTTGTCGAGGTCGCCATCTTTTGCGAACTTGGCTTCAGCCTCGTCCATCATGCGCTCGAAGTCCTCGCGTACAGAGATACCCTTCTCGTTCGGATCTACAATCTTGTACTTCTCTTCTTGCTTGATACCCATACGGGCTTTTGCAAGAGCTTCTGTTTCGTACGTATCAAAGCGCTTGTACCCAGTCTTTGCGTTGACTGTCATAACTCCGAATACTTCCTGACCTTCTGAGGCAGGAGCTTTTGCGCCGTTGATGTACTGACCAGCGCGTGCTTTGTAGGCGTATATACCCTGTACCGCACCCTTAGTTGCCAAATCGTTTTCTGCTTTTGCGCGGGCAACTTCACGAGTTTCATTCTTACGCAAAAGAATATCTGCGCCTTCAGTAATAGTATAACCATCACCTACGTCGCGACCTGGGCGCAAGAAGGACTGTACTTTGCCGACCTTTCTTCCCGTCTCACCCGTCTTGGGGTCGATATAGTCAACAAGTACGCGACCAGCGATCTTGTCCATTTCAAGCGCTCTGCCTGCGCTTGCCGTGCTACCGCCAATCCCGTAAGAAGTTTCGCCGCCTTTCTGGCGGGCACGGGTCGATAAAGTCTCTTTGAACTTAGCGATCTCTTTCTGGTTCTGGAACGAAATGTATGTTTCGCCCACGTCACCCTCAAGCTGATCAATACGGCGACGTACTGCGGCTGCCATGTCTTTCGTAAGTGGCGTACCGTCATCGGCAGCCGCCTTCATGAAAGCAGAGAAGTGGTTTTTTACAGAGTTCACCTTTAGGGTTTTGTAAAAGCCAGACTTCTGAACAATGTCAAAGAACAGATCGTCAGCGTCATTCGAGAACTGCGCGGCCTCTGTGTCTGTCTTTTGCGGTGTTCCTGCCTCTTCCTTAGCGGCCTTCTGAACTGCTACGTTGGGGTCGGTAAAGCTGTTCTCGTCAGGCTTACGAGCTTTAGTTTTCATAATGCGACCTTCACGAGCAGCCATGTACTCGCGAATTGCACGCATACCGTTGTTAGTGATTTCGCCTTTCTTGTTTACGCCGTTCTCTACTGACGCAACAATCTTACCCAAGTCAGCTTGCGTAAGTGGCTTGTTGTCAGTGCCGTTTTCCTTGTTGGCCTTTTCAACCTTCCTCTTGTGGGTGGCTCCGTTCTTTCCCCAGCCCTTCTCGAAACTCTTTTGTTTCGCCTCAGACATTGTGAACTTGACAGCCTTAGTGTTGGGCACATCAAGTACTTCTGGCAGCGCAGGGGCTGCTTCTTCTACGGCTTCTTCTGCAACTTCAGTCGCCGCTTCTGCCTGCACCTCTGTGTTTTCTGCTGGTGTTTCTGCCGTATCAGTGGCTACATCATCTGCGGGAGCGTCCTCAGTGCCAGTCTTTGTAGAGTTGGCAGATGCTTTCTTTTTCTTGGTTGTGTCTGCCTGTCTTTGAGCTTCGGCGGCTGCCTCTGCTTCTGCGACACGGTTCTTGCGAATTTCAGCGGCATCCAATCGGTTCATCCGCTCGATGTCAGTAGATGTCAGGATTTCCTGAAACTTCTTGTACTTCTGGTCGTAGTCTGCCTGCAATGCACTCGTATTGGAGCCTTCAGCCTTTGCTGTTTCTAGCTGTTTAGCAGTATTGTCTAGTTCGTTTTCTAGCTGTACGGCACGCTGTACTGCGGCTTGTACGTCTGCACGCTCTTTCTCGATCTCGACAAGCTCTTCCGCCGCATCTTCTCGTAATTCAGGGGAAAGCGTACTATCAGCAACTGCGGATTGCGCTGATTTCTCCATCTCGTTTAGTTCGGTGATGCGAGCGTTTGCTTTCTCACCAAATGGCGTACCCTCTTTCCATTCAAGAGCACGTTGTGCGGGAGCTTTAGACGCAATCGCGCCAATACCCGCGCCAACTGCGCCACTAAATACGCCCTCGATTGCACCAGATGTAGCGATTTGTTGGGTGTCGTACTCGTCGCGTAGACCTTGTTGTATCTGTCGAGACTGTTGCAAGGCGTCAAAGCTAGAACCAATACCCGCGCCTACAGAGCCTTCGAGTATCGCACCGCGTTTCGCGCCTGCTTTCATTGCCGCTTTCGTCGCGGCTGCTTTGGTTAGACCTGATGCCTGGGCGGCTTTAGCGACTTTGCTTGCCTTGGACGCAGCGCCCGCGTACGGCACAAAGTTAATTGGGTCAGCGATTGTTGCTAGGCCGTAGTCCTTGACCTTCTCAAACATCGAACCGCGTGTCGGTGCGTTTTGCCATGCCTTTGACAAGCGTGCCAACATAGCTTGATCAGAACCCGCATTCTTATACTCAGCCATATCCAATGCGCCAGACAGGAAGTTGCTGTCTTTCCAGCGATTGTCTGTGTACCAATCATCGAGCATGTCAGATGTGGTCGCAAAGGTCTTACCTTTACTGTCGTAATATTTACGCAAGTCAGAAAGGAAGCCTTGGTCGCGTAAAAGCTCTCCACCTGAAAGATTAGTATAGTCGGATTGTTGGCTGCTGCTTGAACCGCCTTTGCGATACTTGTCTAAGAATGACATCGGGTACTCCATTTAACCTGATCGTCACAGATTAGTTGAGAGTACCCTGCTAAGTCGTCCTTTATCGGTTGCGACGGTCGCCGCGTTTTTCATTGCCAACAGTTGGGTTAAAGAAGTCAGGCAACCAGTTTTCTTGACGCTGAGACTGCTCTGCATCTGTATAGTCTGGGTTACGTCTTCTGCTCTTTTCCTCGACAGTCTCGTTGATTTGAACATTGCCCGCCGCTACCGCCGCTTCTTCCTCTTTAGCAATGATTGCCATACCCGCTTGCTCAAGGGTTGCCAGTTCGCTGTCGATCCTCTTGATAATCGCAAGTTGGTCTTTAATTGTCGCCAACCTTTCCTCAAGGTTTTGCCCCATTGTTACAAGTTGAGTAAGCTCGCCTTCGTGGTTCTGCTTGTATATTGGCGAGTTGCCCAGTGTACGCAGGCGACGGATTTCAGACTGTATCTGAGCGGCTGTCTGCTCAAGTTTATCTTCCGTTGCGATAAGTTCGTTGATTGTGTCCAGCGCAGACGTACCCGCAGGGCCGCCACCCTGTATTCTTTGTACGAAGGACTTAGCGTCTGTTGCTGTCAATGATTGGACGGCTTGAATTGAGGCTTCTGCATTGGACTGGATGCCGTCAAAGTTATCCATGATTGCATTTGATGGGGCCAAGTCCTCGGTGACGGTTACTCCGCGTACAATGTCAAACTCTTGTTGACGTACTTTTTCGCGTGATGTCTGATACGCGTTCCGCCACTCCTGCTTGCCCTGCTCGTTTAGCTGCATAACTTCTGTGACGTCATTTAAGCCAAGTTCGTTAAGGGCATCGCTAATTGCTCTTTCCTCAAGAGTTGCATTGGCGTTTCCTTGGAACTGTACTTGTGCGTACGCCTGTAGGAACGCAGCTTCAAGTACATCATTCGGCAACTCGCCAGTCTCTAATAGGTACGCCTCGCCAGTCTTTGATAGCTCAGTCGCGATTATTCTGACTTGGTTTATGTACTCATTTGCAAAAACGTCAGTTACGGGGATGTCTAGTTGACGCCCCATTTCTTGTACGGACGTCATAACTTGACCTTTCACTATAGCCAAGTTCACACCTACCGTATCGTTGTCAGTACCTGTGATCGCAGGGACTTTAAGAACTGTGTCAGCGCGTTCGTCTACTTTGTCGTAATCAAAGCTCTGCTGTCGAGAAAGACCGCTGCCTTCACCGTTCTCCATCTGAGCACGTACCTTGCTCATCTCGACTTCTTCGGCTTCATCTATTGCCCCACGCACCCGCGCTTCGGCAGTAGACCAAAGGTCGTCTATAATAGGCTTATATCGTGTCGTATCTTGTATGCCCTTCGCTCTCAGTTCGCGCTCGAATTGCTCTTCAAATTCTTCTCTTGCTGAACCTAGAACTTGGGCTGCACCCTCGCCTTTTAGCTGTTCACTTAGGGCGCTTCTAACCTGTGCGTACAAGCTGCTCTGAATGTCCTCGATTGCAGTTACGATCTTAGCTTTATCCGCCGCTGAAAGTTTCGCTCCGCGTCCCTCACCGTCAGTGGCATTGAAACGCTCTTCGACTAGAGCACCGATAGTATCTGCGTCATAGATGCCTTTCTTTATCTGCTCTTCAATTAACGCATCAGATTGCTCGACAGTTACAGACAATGCACGTTGATCAATCTCGGCCTGCTCTTCTTTAGCCTCGCGAACACGATCAGCGATAATCTTTTCTGCTGCACTAAAGTTGAACTCGTAACCTTCATCTTCGTACTGTTTAGTCAAGGCTGCGATGGCGTTATCATAAGCCTGCTGATCCGCCGCACTTCCAGCGATCTCAATAGCCCTAGTCTC